GTTCTGCCGCTGGCGTCGCCGCCCCCTCTTGCCAAGCCACGTCTGGACCGAATTGGATGTGGTCAATGCCTTCCGCTATCTGGAGCCGCTCAAGTGACCGCCTACTATAACGAGATCGAACCCTATGCCGCTGAATGGCTGCGCAATCTTATCAAAGCAGGACACATACCTCATGGCGAAGTCGATACCAGATCAATTGTCGATGTTTCACCTTATGACCTCAGAGGATACACCCAGTGTCATTTCTTCGCAGGCATCGGCGGGTGGGGCCTTGCCCTCAGACTTGCAGGGTGGCCAGACGACCGCCCCATCTGGACAGGCTCGTGCCCGTGCCAGCCGTTCAGTGTCGCAGGCAAAGGGGCAGGTGTTGACGATCCAAGGCACTTGTGGCCGTACTTCCATATCCTCATCCGTGCCGTTCGGCCCCCTGTTGTCATGGGAGAGCAGGTTGCGGGAGCGGCTGGCTACGCTTGGCTCGACGGAGTGCGATCTGATCTGGAGAGAGAAAACTACGCCAGCCGGGGAGTCGATATCCCGGCTTGCGCGGTGGACGCCCCCCACATCAGGCAGCGGCTCTATTGGGTCGCCAGTGACATGGGCAACGCCAACCACAAGAGACTGGAAGGACGGGGCGGCGCCCAGCGTGATGAACAGCGGGCGGACAGACAAGTTGAGCCATGCAGTGTTCACGACGACATGGCCGACGCCGCGATCAGTGGACGGGGACAAAGGTTCGCGGACGCTAGAGGGTTGCGAGAAGGAGATAGCCCGCAAAGGCCGTCTGGACGATCTGCCCAGTACGGTGACGCATGGCCTGTGGCCGACTTGCACCAAGGCGGACAGTTGGAACCCATCGACAATAGAGAGCGCGCAGAGAGAGTGGGATCACCACAACCTTCGGGGGATAGCGGTTTTTGGTCCAACCACATCTGGCTCACAGGAGCAGACGGCAAAGCGAGGCGCTCTAAACCCGGCCTTCCCCTCTTGGCTCATGGGATACCCAACAGAGTGGGACGACTGCGCGCCTACGGCAATGCGATTGTCCCGCCGCTCGCCGCCGAAGTGATTAAAGCATTTATGGAAACGCAACCGTGAAAAAACCCAACCTCAAAAAATCAATGGAACTCCACGGCCTCACCGTAGCCGACGTCAGCCTACTCACCGGCTCCAGCGCCCGCATGGTGAACTACTGGAAGTCTGGCGAGTGGCCGACCCCGCAGTGGCTGTTAATCATCATGGCGGCCCTCGACGACGGCAAAATCGACATCAATTGGCTGGTTGAAAAACTCAGAAAGTAGTGGGGTATTCGTTTACCCCGCTACTTACCCCACTACTTTTGATCGTAACATCATGAAATCGTTGAAGAAAAAAAAAGTACTGGGGTACTGGGGTACTGTCTCCAGATATAATTAGTCTTATATATATCTTATATATCCCCAGTACATGTATATATACCCTAGGGACAGTACCCCACTACCCCACTACTTTTTTTCTTCAATAAAATCATGGACATAGACAAAAAGTACTGGGGGGGACAGTACTTTTTTTGGGGACACTACTTTTTCCGATATTTCTTCACAACGCCCTTATTGTACCGATTGACCGTCTCGGTGACCGCCACCTGCCCCGCCTTGACCAAGTACTCAACGGCCCTTTCGACGTCCTCCTTCTTGCGGGTCTTGAGCCGTTTTGTGATGACCCGCATAGTCTCCCCATCCTCCCCCGCCACAATGTTTATCACGGTCGCCAGCAAAGCCTGCGCGGGGTCTTCCTTCGAGCTGTCATTGACCACGACCAGCCGCATCTTGTCCTCGACGTCGCGCCTGACCAGAGCCTCCGCCCACCTGACGTGTTCCTCGGTGCGCACACCGCCCGGCACGGCCAGTATGAGACTAACCTTGCTGACCATCTCGTAGCCGCGCAGTGCAAGCGCCTCCAGCCCCGTGAGCGCCTTGTGCTCATAGGCCATCTCGTCGAAGCTGCGCTGGCAAGCCTTGAGCATGGCAATCGCCCCCGCCGTCGTGGGGATCTTGACCTTGTCGCCGTAATGCTCGACGCGCCCCGAGGCCGTCATGTCAAATTCGCCGCCACTGAACAGGACACCGAGCGTATTAGCCATCGAGGGCGGCATCGGCCTCTTCGAGAAATTCTCCTTGGCGGGGGGGACGGTCTCGCGCTCATGAAACAAGAGAGAGCGGCCAATGAACCCGTTTGTCGCCTGCCTAAAGTCCACCATGTCCTCGAAGTCAATCGGGTTGGTGAAGCCGATCATCGACACAAATGGCCGCTCCAGACCATCATCAAGCGTCTCGATGGCGCGCTTCAAGTCGGCCAGCCGCCGCTCCAGCTTGGGTGACTTTCCGTCCTCCAGCTGCTTCTCGATCTGCGCATACTCCTGCCGCAGGGATCGCCTGACGTCCTCCTTCACGTCACCAGACAGCAGGTAAAAACTGTTGGCCTTTGTGAACACCGCCATCAGCGTGCCAATGACGCCCTCAAGGTAGATCGCGCCGCCGTTTTTCTGCGCCGACTTGACCTTGCCGAGGAAGCTGCCGATCTCGTCGATGACGTAGCAGGACGCCTGATGCCGCGTCATATTGCGCACGATTTCCTGCTCCGACTTGATCGTGCTGTAAGTCGCGGGGTGGATGCCCGCCGCCTTGTGTATTTCCTTCAGCGCCGACTGGACCGGCTCCTTGCCCGTGCCCGAGCCAGCAATGCAGAACACAAACAAATTCGTCGAGACATTGTTAAGGTCATCGGTGTAGCGCAGGCCCGCCAGATTGCCCACGGCGGCCAGTGAGGCGGCCACAGCCAAGTGCTGGCGGGGGCGGTAGCACTGGTCCTCAATCCACGCGGCAAGCTCCCCCACAAAGCCCGGCGGCCTGCGCAGGTCTATCGCAGTGGCCTCGTCAGTCATGACTGGCTCGTCCTCGATGACGGAGAAGTCAAATTCAATCGTGCGCGTCCAGCCATTGGCCTCGGCGTAGTGGATGAGCGTGCCCAGTGTTACAGGGTTTGCGGCCTTACCGAATGAGTGCCACCGCTTGAGCAGCGTGTCACTGCTAGGGTATTTCGTGCCCTGCGACGACCACAAGTCCCACACGTCGAAGGCAGTGCCGCCTGTCGCGTGGTGCACGGCCATGCCGCACCTGATCCACGTCTCGTGGTCCGTGTCGGGGTCGATGGCCGCCAGCATTTCGGCAAGCTCGGCGTGGGTGACGTCCATGAACTGGCCACTGTCGATGGCGGCGCGGTGGCGCTCGGGCTTGCGCAAAATGTCGATCAAGCTGGACGGGCAGTCGTCAATATCATCGACAGATCCGTAAGTTACTGTGTAATGCTCACCTGATTTGTGAAGTGAGTTTGGCCCCACAACAAAGCCCGACGACTTGAAGTCAATGCCTTGGTAGTCAGGGTGGTGCTGCAAGAGCGCGACGCCCTCGGGGGCCTTGAAATAGTAGTGCTGAGAGCCATTGCCCGAGCCAGTGTTGACGATGAGGCCAGCGCGCTCGACTTCGGTGAAATCATTGCGCAGTCGCTCGAATGACGCGACGCCGCCGTTGCGGGCATCAATGTCGATGACCAGCAGGCCCCGCACGACAATGCCGTAGCCGGTGGCAAAGTGGTCGAGCTGCTCCATGACTTCGACCTGCTCGGCGGACCAGACGGGCGTGTGTTGCCAGTTCGATGCGCGGGGGTGCTTGCCAGCCATTTTACAGTCGTCATTGCCGCAGCCGCACTGCCCGTTAACGATGGGGTGCAGCCCGAAAATGCGATACCCCGCCTCCCAAAATTCACGGTACATTTATTTCCCCTGCGTCAAATAGTCGCTCAAAGCCTTCAACGTCTTCAGGGTCGGGTTGGTGTTTTGCCCCTTGGCAATGGCCCGAATTGTATTCTCATGCACGCCAGTGGCCGCCGCCACCTTGTCCAACTTTCGGTCCTGCAATAATACTATTATTTTGGTAAGCGGTAACATTTTTTTGGTCTCCGGCCACATTTCATGTTGACACTGCCACAACGCGTCGCGTACTGTCAACAGTGTAGAAGAGAAAGGAGAATGCCAATGGGCGTTTTAGACAGCATAGCAAAGCCGGTTGATAGGCCGGTGATTATTACGATCTGCGGCGACAGTGGTTTGGGTAAGACCACACTGGCCGCCTCGTTCCCCAAGCCAATCTTCATCAGAGCAGAAGACGGATTGCAGGCAATACCTGCGGCCCAGCGACCTGATGCGTTTCCGGTCTTGGAGAATGTGGACGACATCTGGAAGCAGATCACGGGCCTTATCCATGAGGCTCATGAGTACCAGACGCTCGTGATCGACAGCGTGACGGCACTGGAGCGCATGTTTGCGTCCAAGATCGTCGAGGACGACCCCAAGAAGCCCAAGGGCATCCAGCAGGCGCTGGGCGGCTACGGGGCTGGCCGTGAGGCTGTGGCTGCCATGCACGCACGCCTGCGCAAGGCGGCTGGCATTCTGGCGGCGCGCAAGGGAATGCACACGATCTTCGTGGCGCACGCAGACACGAACCGCATTGAGCCACCAGACGGCGACCCATACATGCGCTACACGCTGCGCCTGCATGAGAAGTCTATGGCTCCCTATGTGGACGACGTTGACGTTGTCGGCTTCTTGAAGCTTGAGACGTTTACGACTGGCGACGGCGAACGCAAAAAAGCAATCAGTGACGGCACTCGCGTCCTTGTGACGCACGCCACTGCCGCCAACGTGTCGAAGAACCGCTTTGGGATCACGGAGCCGTTGATCGTCGAGGCCGGTAAAAATCCCCTTACTGCTTACATTGGAGTACTGAAATGAGTTTCTGGCAATTATCTGACGGCGCTGACCTCAAGTCCGAGAAGGACATTGGTAAGTTCGAAATTAGTGGCGGCAATCTTGAGCCAATCCCCGACGACACGACATGCGTCGCTGTGATTGACGAGGCCAAGTGGGACAGGGACCAAGGCGGCAATGAGTTTATCTCGCTGCGCTGGTCCGTTGTGTCACCGCCCGAGTTCAAGAACCGCAAGATATTCCAGAAGCTCTGGGTGTCTGACCTTGACCCGAACGCCAAGGACAAGGGCGTGAAGAAGCGCGACAACGCCAAGAAGATGCTTGGCTCAATTGACGCGCATACGGGCGGCAAACTGCTGGCGGTTGACGAGCCGCCGACAGACGAGCGTTTGTCAACGAACCTGACGCTCAAGCCGCTGGTGATCAAGGTCAAGCTCTGGGACATTGACGGCAAGAAGGGCAATTGGATTGCCGCAGTGACGTCAAAGGACAAGGCTCCAGTGCAGGTTAAGGCTGTATCATCAGACGAGATACCGTTTTAGTAACAAACGGCGGCTCCCACGGGGGCCGCCTCCACCACTGGAGGCAACAATGGAAAGACCGAAAACGAACCTGACGCCCGAAGAAAAGTTGAGGGCCGCGTGCGCCCACCTGCTCGACGGCATCGACCAACACAAGATTGCATTCATTTACGGCGTTAATGCGGGCCGCGTGTCCGAGGC